GGAAGTGATGCCTTACAAGAATCCTGAAGACCGTAAGTACGCGAACGCCGCCAAGTATCAGGCGCAACCTGAACAGGTTAAGAACCGCGTGGCCCGCAACACTGCACGGCGCGCGGCCCTCAAGGCAGGCAAGGTGAAGAAGGGTGACAGCAAGGACGTTGCCCACGTCAAAGCCTTCGACAAGGGCGGCTCCAACGGGGACGGTGTGCGCATCGAGAGCGCCGCCAAGAACCGCTCTTTCAAGCGAGACAGCAAGCGCAACCTAGTTTCGGAAGTGAGTACGCGGGAACGCAAAAAGAAATAACCCGCACTGAGGAGCAAACATGCGGATCATTGATAACAAGGTTCTCCTCGTGGAGACACGGGAACCTGCGGCAATTATCGGGTCGATAAAGAAGAGCGCCTTGATGGAGCGCCGCAAGGACCTGAGCAAAGTCGCCGTACACTGGGGTCTCAAGGAAGCGCAGGAACTGACTGCGTTGGGTATGGACGACGTCCCGTCACCCATCCTGCGTGACTACACTTGGACCGGACGGCTTACGCCCTTCGCGCACCAGAAGACCACGTCATCGTTTCTCAGTCTGCACCGCAAAGCGTTCTGCTTCAGCGAGGCGGGCACAGGCAAGACGGCTAGCGTCATCTGGGCTGCTGACTATCTCATGAAGAAAGGGCTCGTGAAGCGGGTGCTGGTGCTGTGCCCGCTCTCGATCATGAAGGCCGCATGGCAGGGGGACCTGTTTAAGTTTGCTATGCACCGTAGCTGCTCTGTGGCTCACGGGGACGCAAAGCAGCGCAAGAAGATCATTGAGGCTGGCTCTGACTTCGTCATCATCAACTTCGACGGCGTGGCCGTCATGGAGGAAGTGATTGCAGCGGGTGGCTTTGACCTGATCGTCGTTGACGAGGCAACCGCATACAAGAACGCGCAGACTACGCGGTGGAAAATACTCAACCGGCTCATCAAGACAACTGACCCGCGCCTTTGGATGCTCACTGGTACGCCAGCGGCGCAGTCTCCGCTCGATGCCTATGGTCTCGCCAAGCTTGTGAACCCTAGGGGCTGCCCCTCGCACTTTGGGTCTTTCCGCGACTCGGTCATGTACAAGATCACGCAGTTCAAGTGGGGGGTCAAACCACAGGCCAAGTCCATCGTGCATAGCATACTGCAACCCGCCATACGGTTCGAGAAGAACCAGTGTCTAGACCTACCGGAGGTGACGCACACCGAGCGCGATGCACCGCTTACCGCGCAGCAGAAGAAGTACTACAAGCTCCTCAAGACCCAGATGATTATGGAGGCTGACGGGGAAGAGGTCAGCGCCATCAACGCAGCTGCCCGTCTCAACAAGCTGCTCCAGATCAGCGGGGGTGCCGTTTATTCGGATACTGGCGAGGTCGTGCATTTTGATGTCAGCAACCGGATCAACGTCGTGCTGGAGGCCATCGGGGAGACAACCCGCAAGGTGCTGGTGTTTGTGCCGTTCACCCATACGATTGAGCTATTGCGGGAGACCTTGGAGAAAGAGAAGATCAGCTGCGATGTCATCAACGGCAAGGTGCCCCTCAACAAACGCAGCGATATCGTCGCGCGGTTTCAGTCCAGCGAGCATCCACGTGTGCTCCTCATCCAACCGAAGGCGGCCTCGCACGGGCTCACGCTGACCGAAGCTGACACCATAATCTGGTACGCCCCAACAACCTCTGTCGAGACCTACCTACAAGCCAACGCGCGCATCGACCGCCCTGGTCAAAAGCATGCTATGACCATCGTTCACATCAGCGGTAGCGACGTAGAAACTAAGCTTTATCATATGCTTAAGGGTAACATCGCCAACCACCGACAGATTATTGATCTGTACCGCCAAGAAATCTTACAAAGTGCTTGACATTGTGCAGTGTAAGAATATCTTAGGGAGACAATCAAGAAGGAGCAAACCATGCAAGATGTCAAAGCCGACGAGCTTGTGCTCACATACCGGCGGATACGGGATGCAATCAACGAGAAGGAAGAAGCACACAAGGAGGAGATAGCTGCGCTCAAGGCTCAGCAGGATGTCGTCTCCGAAGCACTGCTGGCACTGTGCAATGACCAGAACCTCGACAGCATTCGCACCGCTGCCGGCACAGTTACCCGCTCGACAATCACTCGGTTCTGGACGAGCGACTGGGAATCCATGTACCAATTCATCAGGGACCGAGATGCGCCCTTCCTGCTGGAGCAGCGCATCCATAACGGCAACATGCGCCAGTTCCTTGAGGATAACCCAGAAGACCTGCCCATCGGCCTGAACGCCGATACCAAATATGTAGTCCGCGTACGTAAGCCAACTGGAAAATAAGGAGAAACTCAATGAGCAACCTGACCATCTTCAAGCAAGAAGGCGCTGTTTCGACGGTAGCCAAGCGCGAACTGAGCGACCTCGCCAAGTCGCTGGCAACCCCAAGGAACACCCGCCGCATCGCCACCAACACCAACGGTACCTTCAAGCGTGTCGTCAACGGTGAGCAGATTGGTAAGGCCATCCGTGGTGAGTTCAACGCCATCATCGTTGACGCATTGCCCAAGGTCAGCCGCACGTTCTACGCGGGCAAGTATGACCCCGATGCCAAGCCGACCCTGCCGGATTGCTGGTCGAACTTGGGTGATAAGCCAGAGGCAGCTGCGGGCAGTCCGCAAGCTAGCAACTGCGCCTCGTGCCCCAAGAACGTCATGGGTTCAGGTGAGAACGGCAAGGGCCGTGCATGCCGCTTCCAGCGCCGCATCGCTCTCCTGATTGCGGGTGATGACTCCGGTGACGTCTACCAGTTCAACGTGCCCGCCAAGTCGCTCTTCGGTAAGGGCAGCGGCAACGTGCATCCGTTTGAGAGCTATGTGAAGTTCCTCATCGCCAACGGCGAAGGTCCTGACACGGTGGTGACCAATATCGCCTACAACCTCGACGCGGAGACCATGGAGCTTCAGTTCACGCCGATGCGCGGTGTCAACGACGAAGAGTACGCACTGGTTCAAGCAGCGCGCAGTGATCCGGCTACGCGCGAGATGATCGTGCTGACCGTAGCTGCGCAGGAAGCGGCACCTGCAAAGGCGCAAGAAGCTGCGGCACCGAAGCCCAAGGTCGTCTACTCCGACGAGCCGGATGACGAAGAGGAAGAGGTCATCGCGGAACCCAAGAAGCGCGCAGCCAAGAAGGGAGCCGACGTCGTGGTCCCGCAGGGTGACCTTGCCTCGGTTCTCAACGCTTGGGGCGACGGGGATGAGGACGAGTAAGCATGGTGTATGGCTATAGCCAGCGGCTCATAGAGCGGAACGGCCAAGCCAATAGGCATCTTGTAGGGGTGCGGCTGGGACAGGCATGTATAAAGCATCAAGTGCCTGTTTCAGCCGTGGCCCGTGAGTTCAAAGTATCGCGACAGACTGTGTACAGCTGGTTCACCGGAGCGTCTAACCCCTCCGCAGCGGTCCGCGCGTTAATGGACGCCTATATCGCCAAGCTACCGTAGGGTGCCCGCCTTACACTGCTCTTTTTCTGTAGGCGCTTTCTGCGCCCGATGAGTAGCGACCTCACATATGACCGACTTCGATCTTCTCAGAGCAGTACAACCAGATGATGGCTGGTTTGTTGTCGTGAGCCTCAAGGGCTCTGGCAATGAAGTGCAGCGCAGACAAGACTTTTTATCCACGCGGGAAGAGGTTGATGTCCTCGCTGAACGTCGCTCGAAGAGCGGCTGGAACGTGTTCTTCGGCGTTGCCAAGTACGCCACGGATCAGAACCGCACCAAGGAGAACGTCCAAGGGCTGAAGGCTTTCTGGCTCGACATCGACTGCGGTGAAACCAAGGCGCAGCCAAACGCCAAGACCGGGCGTCCAGAAGGCTACATCGATCAAGCTACCGGATTGGCCGCACTTCAACGCTTCTGCCGTACCGTCGGGTTACCTCGTCCCATCATCGTCAACTCAGGGCGCGGCGTACACGCATACTGGGCGCTGACGGGAACTATCACAAGGGAGCAGTGGGAGCCCGTGGCCGAGCGGCTGCGCAAGCTGTGCACCACACATGAGCTTTACGTAGACAACGCCGTCTTCGAGGTGGCGCGCATCCTGCGCATACCCGGCACGTTGAACTACAAGGACGACCCACCGCGTGAAGTTACGGTGCTGGCGACCGGTCAGCCTGTGGACTTCGAAAAGTTCTACAGCATCCTTGGGGTGAAGGCCGCAGAGATACTGCCGCTTGAGACACCCAAGCGTGAGCTCTCTGAGCTTGCCAAGTCGCTGCAAGAGAACATCACATCCAGCTTCGCCAAAATCTTACAGCGGAGCACCGAGGGGAACGGCTGCCAGCAGATACTGGACTGCTATGAGAACCGCGTCTCACTGGCTGAGAACCGCTGGTTCAGCGCCCTATCGGTTGCGAAGTTCTGCGCAGACCAAGACACCGCCATCCACATTATGTCGGAAGGCCACCCAGACTACGACCCGCACAAGACGCTACAGAAGATAAAACACATTGTCGGGCCGCACACCTGCGAGACGTTTGAGCGTGGCAACCCTGGGGGCTGTGACGGATGCCCATTTGCGGGGAAGATCAAGTCCCCCATCACGCTGGGTAACGAGGTGATTGCAGCCACCGAAGAAGACAATGTGGTTGTCGAAGAGCCGGAAGAGGAAGGGTTTGCGCCTAAGACCCACGTCATTCCTGAATACCCGTTCCCGTTCTTTCGTGGCAAAGCTGGGGGTATCTACCGCAAGGCTCCCCTAGGGCGGGATGGCAAACCCACTGAGGAAGGCGACATCCTCGTATTGCCTTATGACTTCTATATCTTGAAGCGCATGCGCGACCCCATCGAGAAGGACGTGGCGGTCTTCAAGTTTCACACTCCGCAGGACGGCGTCCGCGAGTTTACGGCTCCCCTCGCCAAGATTTCAGAGTTGGGAGATTTGCGCAAGCTCCTCGCAGGGGAGAGCATTCTGTGCGGTAAGAAGCGGTTTGAGTATCTAGCAGAGTACATACGGGCGTCACTGACGGCGCTCACAGACAAAAGAAAGGCAGAACTAATGAGACTTCAGTTTGGCTGGGCGGATAACGACAGCAAGTTTATCGTTGGTGATTCAGAAATCACCGCAGAGGGCACCTTCTATAGCCCGCCCTCGTCTATCACGGGGCTAATTGCTGAGCGCATGGGGCCTGTGGGTTCGCTGGATAAATGGAAAGAGGTCTTTAACCTCTACGGGCGTCCCGGCCTTGAGCCGCATGCGTTTGCCGCGCTGACGGGCTTCGGTGCGCCGGTCTTCAAGTTCCTTGGCCAGCGGGGAGCTATGCTCAACGTCATCCACCCACACTCGGGCACGGGTAAGACCACCATCCTGCATATGTGCAACAGCATCTGGGGTTCGCCTGACGGTTTGTGCTGCGTGCAGGAAGACACGCTGAACGCTAAAATCATGCGGCTCGGCATATATAACAACCTACCATACACCGTCGATGAAATGACCAACATGACGTCGGCAGAATTCTCGGTGCTGGCCTACAACATCACGCAGGGACGCGGTAAGGACCGCGTGAAGGCATCCTCGAACGAGTTGCGGCACAACGCCACGACGTGGCAGACGATGGCACTGTGCTCATCGAACGCATCCTTTTACGAGAAGATGGGTGTGGCCAAGAACAGCCCCGACGGGGAGCTTATGCGCCTCGTGGAGTACAAGATCGACTATACGGACACCCTTGACCCGCTGATGGCCAAGAACATGTTCGACCACCAGCTGATGGAAAACAACGGCCACGCTGGGCGCATCTACGCGGCATGGTTGGTTGCTAACTACGAACTGGCCAAAAAGACTGCGCTGAACACGCAGGCTAAGCTGGATCGTGAATTGAAGCTCACGCAGCGCGAACGCTTCTGGTCGGCGGTGCTGGCTGCTAACCTCACTGGGGGTGCGATTGCCAAGCACATTGGCTTGATCGACTGGGATATGCCGAGCATCTATGACTGGGCTTGCAAGCTACTTTTGAGCCTGCGTGATGACGTGCAGCCGCCGCGCAACAACGCCATCGAGGTGGTGGGTGACTACATCCGTAGGAACATTCAGAGCATCTTGGTGGTCAACGAAGAAGCAGACGCTCGGTCCAGCATGCTTGCCGCTCCGATACTGGAGCCACGCAACGAGCTTCTGATTCGCTGGGAGCCCGACACGCAGAAGATGTACATTGCCACCGTGCCGTTTAAGCGTGACTGCGCGCAGTTCCAGATCAACTACAAAGAGACCATGGATTATCTTAGCAAGCGCGGAGTGCTTACCGGCAAGATCGTTAAGCGGCTGAGTAAGGGCATGAAGATGGTTGCCCCGCCGGTCTACTGTCTGGAGTTTAACACCGCCTCGGAAGAGTTTTTCAGTGTGGGCGACGTCGTAGGTGTCGGGAGTATCGATGCAAGTTGAGAAGGTTAGTTACCAAGTCAACTGGAAGACGTTCAAGCGAGGCACGTCGATCTTTATCCCGTGCCTCGACCCCGTCCGAGCGAAGCGAGAGGTGCGTCCCGTCATGGATCGGCTGCGGTTTAGCGTCGTGATGAAATCTGTCGTCGAAGATGGCGTCAGGGGTTTACGCATCTGGCGCGTTTAGTTATATAGCGCGTGAGAGTTTGCTCCTCTCCGGTTGTACTAACCCCCGCTGGTTTCCCCCAGCGGGGGTTTTTTTTACTCGCCCCGCTTGGCCTTTGCGTAGACGCGGTTGAAGTTTTCGTAGACCTCGTTCTTGGCCTCAAGCACCGCCTCTCTCGAAGCGTAATCGCCGTCCCTGTTGTCCTTGTTGATCTTGCGTAGCTCCGACAGGGCATCCCCGAAGGCGTCCATGACCTCCGGATCAGTCTGCATGGGGAACTTCGCTTCGTTCTCAGCCTGCTTCTCGGAGTCGGGCTCCTCGTCGTTATAGACCGCGTAAAGCGCATTGAGCCGGTCGTAGTCCTCGTAGAACTTGTTCATAGGGACATACTTACCGCCGGAGCCAAAGAACGACTTGATAATCGGTATGCGGTTCATAAGCATCTGATCCGGTTTGGCCTCGTCGGTAGCCAAGCTCACTATATCACGTCCAGAGCCGTAGGCACCGCCCAGAAGCTGCTGGACAATATACCGATACTTCTCGGGTTGCGCGTCTCCAGCAGAGTCAACCGTACTGGTACCGCCGAAGAGAGAGTTCATACCCCGAGCAATAAATTTCCATACTTCACCGGTATCCTCGCGGCCAAGCTCTGACTCAGGCGTCGTGTCGTACTTGTTTCTTTCTGTATAAATTTGCGACCCGAAAGCGTTTCGGTTTTCGTACAGGTCGTAGATAGTTTGAAACCCAACATCGGGGACTAAAAAGCTTACAGGACCGCTCAGCCCTTCAGTACCCTCAGTCTTAATGGGTGTTGCGAAGTTCCACAGGCCACTGACAATATTTACACCAGCTTCTTCGGGGGGAATGTCCCCTAGGGACATAGCCATAAGCTGGCCGCCTATATAGTTAAATATGCCCATGCCGAAAGCCATCGGCACTGTGGCGTACTCGTCCATGCCGGGACCATACCGGAAGATTGCCCGCGATGCGGCTGTGGCGTTATTCACCTCAAGAATGTTCGGACGCCCGTCTTCGTCGTCATCCCCAGCGCCAGGACCAAAGCGGTTAAACAGATAGAGTAGCATCCCTCCGCCAACCAGCTTCGTAAACAGTTTGCGAGCGATTGCGCTGTACCGCCCTTGCAGGAACAGCTTACGGGTACCTTGAACGGTCGGGCTGAAGAAGAAGGCATGGCTGTCAGCGTACGGCGCTAACTCACCGCGCCGCGTCATATCCAGCGTGGAGTCAAGCGCCAGCTTAGCGGCATCTTCTCGGCTGATATTCTCTTCAATTGCCGCACGATACGTAGCAAAACGGGCATGTAAGTCGAAGAGTTGGGACGCATAGTCCATGGCCCCCGCCATCATATCCTTGGTCATCAACGCAGCGGCTCTAGGGTCTCCGCGTTTAGCAGCGGCATAACGCCTAATTCTTTTGACCGCCTCCGCAGCGTACCGTTCGGCTTCTAGTACCTGTGTACGGCCAACCGCGCCGCCGTCCTCAAGAAACTGCTCGAAGAGGAGCGTCATCAACTCGCCTTCTGCCGTAGTCGGGTCCTTACCCTTTAGGTAATCAGAAATAGTGCGAACGCCGCGTACAGAGGCGATATACCGCGCGGTTTTACGTGCTAGCTTAGTGCCTTCTGCGGGACCGCCTTTGATACCTTGTGCGGCACGGGCTGACATGTAGGCTTCCGTAAAGTCACGTAGCCAAGACACACCGAAAGTGAAGACTGGGCTGAAGCGCGTCTTAAACGACTTAAGCGTGTTCGCGACTTCGATATAGCCTGGGATATGGTACGACTTACCGTCTACATGGAAGGTATGACCACGCATGAACCAACCAAGCTCACGCGGCGTCATGTTGGCAAACGCGCGGTAGAGGGCGTTCCCCGCAGGTGTCTCGGTGAACTCGATATAATACGACTCGCCGTCTTTCTTGACGATCATCAACGTAGGGTTCTTCTGAGCCGCAAGTGCGTTCATATCGACGGGGCCCTTCTTCCCCATCTTAGGCTGCGTGGTCAGGCCGCTAGCGTGCACTTTCTTCTCTGGCGTGTAGACCGTGACGAGGCCTTCGTGGCTCTTGGGGTCGCTGAGCACGTTGTTAAGGAACGCCTCTTTGACCTTGTTCTGCTCGATACGGGCAATAGCAAACTCAGCGTCAGATATAAGGTTGAAGAGCGGGTTGAACGGCATCGACTCACGCCCCTGCGCAGTCAGCACCTCACGGATGCGGGTCCCGTTGCTACGGGCGATACCACGTTCTTCATCACTGTGCGGGTTAGGATCACCAGCGACCTGCATGTCACCATTCAGCGCGTAACCCTTGAGCGGCGTGTAGAATGGCTGCGCCTTACGCATAGCCTTCCAGTCGGCACGGGAGAGAAGCCCACCCTTGACCCGCTCGTGACCAATGTAATCCACCAGAGCGTCATGCATCTTGGCGACTTCGCGCAACGCGGGGCCGAGGCCTTCGAGCTCAAGCTTGTCGAGTTGGGCCTGCGCTTCGGCATCGGTCAAGCCGGAGCCGTTTATCTCACCGCTACGTTCAAGAACCAGCGCGTTACGCGCAAATGCGCTTCGCGCCCAGAGGTACATCCCGACATCGTTTGGGTCGAGGCCCAGTTCTTTTATCTTATCCTCAATCGGTTTCAGGAACCACCGGTTAAGGCGCATCTGGCCACCGATCTTCCGGCTCTCCAGCATTTCAAACTTACGGGCCACATCGAGATTATCGGGCAATCGGATGAGGCCGTAGGAGGCAGCCAGTGCCTGTGCGTAGTCCTCTGATGCTTGGTACTTAGTATCAAACGACCTGCGAACCAGTTTCCACAGAGCTTTTGCACGGCGCGTAGCGTTAGCAGCAAAGCCAATAGCTTCGGCACGAGGGCGGTTGAGGGATGCAGGGAATGCACCTTCGATGGTGTTGGGGTCAGCTTCAAACTGCTCCTCTGCTGGGGTGACGTCCTCTTCGGGATTGTTGACCGTCTGCGTGGCAGCGGCGGGCGCAGGTTGTGCAGCCTTGGCGCGTTCGACACCCCGTTTGGTAATCGCTGCGCTTTCGTTGGTAAAAAATTGCTGGATTACAGGCCCAAGTTCTGGGTCCGCGCTGAGTTCCGCAAGCGTAGCCGTATCGTTATTTTCGACAAGGTCTATGACTTTATCAGCAATAGCATCAACCAGCTCTTCAGGCACAGGAGCATTGCGCCCCACCAACGAACCATAATCGGTAAGGTCGGTTCTAAATATATCCGTAGGCGCAGGCTCTTCCACCACTTCAGGCGCAGGCTCTTCCACCACTTCAGGCGCAGGCTCGGTCACCGTAGCGGCATTGGCGCTATCCGCAAAGATATTGCCAGGTCCTTCAGGGATTAGCTCAGAGGTAATAGGTTCTCCGCTCTCCGGAATCTGTGCCTCAAGGGACGCTGCATCGCCGCGCAAAATGCGTATCTCTGCTGGGCTGGGGTCGCCTAGCTCCGGATACTGGTCCAGAGCCTCCGCAAACCCACGGTACTTGTCCGTAATGGTAGGATCGGCAAGGACTTGCTCCAGCAGTGCGTCTCGGCGTTGCGCAAACTCACCTTCAGGACCAAACACTGCGTTGGCTGAATCGACACCCGCGATACGTTCAAGTTCGTACCGGCTAAGGGGACCAAGACCCTTCCCCTGCATCTTGGTGTTGATGCGTTCAGCCTTGGTGTTCGCAGGGATGCGGTCATCGTAGAGCACGCTCTCGATGATGTTTGCACGGTCAATGACCCGCTGCCGCTCTTGGGCTGTCTCTTCACGACCCGCAGCCGTCTCGGCTTCGGACTCCGCGCGCAGCGCGTCATTCAGACGTGCTACCTCAACCGGCGTCGGTGCCGCTAGACCGTTCTGGGCCATGCGGTCTGCGAAGATACTAACCTTATCGATCTGGTTAGAGTCGCCCGCAATTTCTTCGAGTGCCGCAGCGCGCTGCGCAGCCTGCTCCCGCATGCTGTCAACTTGAGTTTGGATTGCCTCGTCCGAGATTACCGGTGCCGGTGCCGCCGTGGCGGCGTCAGGGGCAGCTCCTTCAGGCGGCATTGTGACGAGGTTCATATACTCGTCGTTGAGCTTCGCCGCTTCGTCCAGCACCAGCATACGTGCGATGCGCTCTTCTTCCGAAATGCGCGCCCTACGCAGGTCATTCCGCTGCCTCTGGATATAGTCTTCCGTGCTCTCTGGGTTGCCCAACGCCATGCCGTTGTTGAGCGTCGTCGCGACGTTTTTAATGAAGCCGCCAACATCTAGATCAGATGAGGTCTCGCCAAGAGCGGCAGTCAGGCGCTGCGTAACAGCCGGAGCCGCGAGCGTCTCGGGGATAGGAACAGCACGGATACCATCAGTCGGGACACGCATGCGGTACAGTTCATTGACCGATGTCTGATAGACCGTCCCATCAGCGCGGCGGGCAAATACGTTACCATCATCATCGGGGTCGGTCAGTCGCTGCACCCGCTGCCGCGTCAGTTGCGTGGGGTCTTCCGTGCTGGGCACGTTGATATCAAACTCTTCGACAGGTGTCGCAGTTTGATCAAAAGCTTTTTGCCGGTTATCCGCTGCCCGCTTACCAAGAGCCCTAGTGACCTCGAAGCCACCACGCACAGTGCCACCCACAAGACCGCCAAGTATAGCGTTTTCAGCAACGTTTTCCGTCACATCTTGATTGGGGTTGTATGCCACGCGCTCCAGCACGTTCTGGGCAAGCTGCGCCCCACCTTCCTGCATTGCTTCAGGAAGTGCACCACGGGTGGCAATTCGACCGACAGCCCGACTCTCAACTGCTTGAAGGGTTTCGCGGATTGCAGTGCGCGCGGCTTCCGGAACCAGCTTCCCTGCACCGGTTTGAGTGACGATGTCCGTGATGCGCTTGTTGACCGCAGTCTTGATCGGCCCTGGGAGGCTGTCCAGCATACGCCCAACAGGCAGCAGTTCAGTCAGGCCGATAGCACCCCCGCCAGCCTGCACCAGCTTACGTGTGGTCGGATCGATTTCTTGCCCCGTCTCTTTCTCGAAGTCGTCCATCTGCTGGCGAGCTTGAGAAGCACCCTGACCAGAACCAAGGATAGCTTGCGCACCACGAGCAATGTAAGGGGCCGCCTTGGTAAGCGGCTTGAGCCTCTGCCCCAACAATTCCGCGCCGAGGTATGGGATAGTACTACCGAGACCGCCACCAAATGCTTCGATATTACGCATAAGCGGGTCAAACTCGGCGGTTTCGCTCGCACTTAACCCAAGGCTCTTTGCAAAAGCCGTACCGCGTTCTTCCGCAGCGCGAGCGGTCTGTTCGCCTTCTTCGCCAGTGACACCCAAGGTACCGAGGAACTGCGACGTACCTTCGATGGCTCCGCGCGCGGGAGCTTTAAGACCAGCAGCTACATACTCACCAAGAGTAGGCGCAGGAGCAGTACGTCCCTCCCGCTCCATGAAAGCCCGCTCGCGGTTGATGCGCCCGGCAACTTCGGCGGCATCCGCCTTACGTTTTGCAAGCTGCTCTTCAGCAAACGACTCCCCACCAAACAACCGCGATGGGGCCGCAAGAAACTTGCCGATGGCACTCTGGTTGTAGGCTTCGAGCCTCTGAGTGTCCTGCGCCAGCTTCTCCTGCGCGGCGCGCTCTTCCGCATCAAGCTCTGCACTGCGCTTGGAGACCGAGGGGTCGGCGGCCCGACTTACCGTAAGAGCTTTGGCTTCTTGGTACGCCTTGGCAACGGTATCAAATTCTGGAGTGCCGCGCTTATTGGCGTTGGCTACGATCCAAGCGGCATACTTTTCAGCGGAAGCCATACGGTCACCTTAAAAATGCAGGTCTGTTGTTAGCTTAACCGCCACGCGCGAGAATTTCATCCGCAGCGGACATCACATTGGAACTCTTTAACACCCCCGTACCCGCAACCGGCGCGGGTTTCTTTTCCTTCTCGGCCAAGAGAGCCAAGTTAGGAAAGCGGTTTATAGAAATACTGGGTATTGCCCCTTCTCCAATAGTCTTTGCTATTTTATTGTAATTATGGAATGAATTGGTGTACAGAGCTCGGGATGCTTTGAAGTCAGCAAAAGCATTTGCTTTCTGCGCTTCCGTTTTTGCGGAGTTATACTTTTTCTCCGCTTCCGTCATACCCTCGATAGCCTCCTTCATGAGCAGTTTATTCTGCGTAGCACGTTCTCCCGCGCTGCTGTAAGTCGGTGTCATGCCGTCCTTACCCCTAGCAGCAGCCTCAATTTGTGCTGCTCGGATACGTGCTGCGTCGCCTGCCGCGCTGGTACGTTCGCGCGACTTCAGTTCTTCACGGGTCAGCGTTTCCTGAGACCGCATCTTGGCAATCGTTTGACCGATGTCGGACGCTTTGAGCCGGCCATCCATGACCATCTTACCAATATCGCGTGCTTCAGCGTTGCTCGCACCTTCGTCAAGCGCCAACTGCTTAAGCGCATCACGCTGTTCCGCGCGCCGTTCCTTGACGCTCTCCTGATAACCGGGGAGAGTTTGACCGGCGGCCTCACCCGCTGCCGATAGTAGGGGGCCCCGAGTGCTCGCCAGCTTGGCACCGAACGACATAAGGAAAGAATTTAAATCCTGTTTGCCGCGCTTCTTCTGAGCTTCCTCGGAAAGCGCATCTCCATAGAACTGCCGAAGGCGCTCAGCCGCCTCACGCTTGGGTTGGCCGCCCATGAAGTAGTCAGCTTTTAGCTTCTCTGGGTCGTTGAAGTAGGCCATCTGCTTTTGGAGGATTTCGTTGTAGTCTACCTCGCCCGCACCAGCAAAAGCCACGATGCCGCCATCAGCATATCCGCCGTCCATGGGCTCATCGAACATGGTTTCCGGGATAGGAAGCATAGCCAAGCCACCGTCAGCCATACCCATAGGCATATCACCCATAGGAGGAGCACCCATAGGCATATCACCCATAGGCGGAGCAGGAGGAGCACCCATCGGGGGAGCGCCCATCGGAGGAGCCATACCCGGTGCCATGGGGGGCGGGGCTGGTGGGGTCATACCTAGCCCTCCGGGGGGAACAGCACCCGGAGCTTGGGGAACGCCCCCCATGACCTGTTGAGCAACCGAAGGTTGCGGAGCCATCTC